ACGAGACATTACCTCAGCCTGAATCCAGTCAATCTGCTTCTCATATTCGTGGGCGTTCGTAAGATCCACACAGTCATCCAAGATGACAATATCGGCGCGAGCACCGTAGACGTGACCCCGGATACCTAGAGCCTGAACTGTCGGGTCCTTCTCACCACTGTCACGGCCCTCAGACGACACGTAGATTAGGTCCTGAGTCCAACTAGCGTCCGTACCCTCGAAGCCGCCAGCAGGACTGTAGGCCGCGTGCATCTCCGCATAACGGGGATGAGTCAACCTAGTCTTGATCGCGTACAAAAACTTACGGGCCATCGCCTGAGTCTTAGACACAATAATGATACGAATGTTCGGGTCCAAAGCGACCCGATACGTCACATAGTTAATAGTCAGAGTCATCGACTTGCCATGCTCCGGCGGCATGTTCACGATAGCTAGGTCCCGCTCACCCGGCTCCCACACGATACCCGGAGGCTTCCAAGCCGGTTCCCGGCCCTCCATGATATCCACAACATTCTGCATATGGGGGAAAACCGTCACCCCAAGATACTTATTCGAAAAGTCCTGAAACAGCATATCGGCAGACTCAGACCTTTGAGCCTCACGAGCCTCAGACCTGCGCCCCCGCAGCTCATCCACCCGCCCAGCAAACTGGGCATCCTTACGCCGCCACTGCTCATACGTAGAAATAGACCGGCCAACCCTAGCAACCGCGTCAGCAACCGTCTCACCCTTAGCAATCGAAGCCAAAACATTCTTCTTCAACTCGGCAAGAGGGATCGCCTTAGACTGACCAGCCATCACACACCTCCAATGGTACAATAGAGGGGTGAACAAATACAGGGACCCCAAGTACATGTCGCGGCACTAGTCTTATCTAAAAGACCGTGAAAGACACTACACCCACAGACACATACATAAATATAACCGCGCCCCAAAGGCGCACATAAACACTTATAAGCACCCCCCTGAGGGGTGCATGTGTTAAGCACACTCACTAACGTTCATGTACTTAACTATACATATATATAGTGCCTGACCGAACCACCATGCCTGTCACCATTGTGACCGACATCACACAAAAAACATACTTATCCACAGAAAACAGCTACTTATCCCCCCAAATAGCGAAAAAATTACAACAAGAGATGAACATATATAGTGGGCCGCGTTTTTAAAACCGTGGGGTCATGTCTACCATTTTGGTAGGAATTGTCTGGAATGATTGTCTACTAATCAACTAGGGAATATAGGCAAGGGGGGGGAGGGTAAGGGTAGGCTACCCTTACCTAATATTGTGTGTGTGACACATACAATTTTTAGACAGACAACTAATGCATGTGTGGCACATATAATAGATAGTTGAATAGTAAACTAACGCCCATTAGTTGAATAATAAACCATACCGGGAAAGACTAGGTGTCTGGTGCTTATTCGTACGTGTGTATGGTGTCGTAGATCACATTGGTTTTGTTTGACTTTCTAGCTGGAGTGTGGGACAATCTGGCGGGATTATGTGTGACTCACGTCACATGATTATGTGTCCTATTATCGGTTAAACCCTTGACTCCTGTTTGGGATGAGAGTAAATTAGGTTCTGTAAGGATGAAACGAGGGTACGTCAGCCACACCAAACCGGTCGCCGGGGCTGTTACCTAAGTCACACCCTACAGATTTTACTAAGCGATAAAAAAATGGTTAAATGGGTACATAAGCAAGGCAGGGAATTAAATCGAACAGTACGAATACCTATTCTCTTGGAGGTTTACTAGTCATGTCCTCACCTTATGGGGGAGGGGGAACACCGACGGACTTAGGACGTGTTCCCGCTAAGGCCCCACGAATTGCCCACGGATTACGTACAGCGACTAACCCCGACGGGTGGCACCCATCATCGGGGGAGAGATACCGACCCGCTAGGGTGGCCCCGGTGAGGGTCCGTCAGACTAAGCCTAAGCCTGTCAAGGGCCTTGACCCTGCCACTAATTTGGTGGGGCCGAAGGATGATGAGGCACCACTGAGACGGTATGAGAGTACCGTTACCACGGTTCAAGACATGGCGGGCATCGTGCCCACCATTAGGATGGGAGAGTGGAATTGATGGGCATCGTGAGGGCTGAGACGTACGGTCCAAAGGGTCGGGAGCGTCGGCAAGTTGTCGCTAGGGTAAGCATAGCGCACCCTCTCGCCGATGAGGTCTCTATGAATATCGGGGATGGGAGTTACGCTAGGTTCCCCTACTCCGTGGAGTTAGCATTCTTCGCTAATGGTGAATGGGTAGAAGAGATTCTCTGGGAGTTTGAAGAGTGGACAGTCAAGGAGCAGGACGTAACTAGAGTTTATTCTCGCGTTCCGCTTGTATGGTTTGCTCAATTCGTGGAGGCGTACGGGGATAGGGAGGCTATCTAATGGGATACGTCATTAGCGGATTCTATAGGTGTCCACAATGCCAGAAAATGCACACGTATTCTAATAACGTGGCGCGGAATGTAACCTGTCAGTGTGGTGAGGTCATTAACCAATTTGAGGTAGCGCAGAATTATCCGCGAAGGTATCCGCGAACCGTTACCGATTCGTAATCTAGTGCGCTTGACTCTCGCCTAGCGATAGGCTAGGCTAGGGTTTGTCCTACTAGAGGACAACTAAACTAAACGAAAGAGGATGCTATGAAAATGTCAGTGGCTAACAATGCGGCTCATCAGCGTATTGCCGACCGGGACCTATTCAAGGGGAGCAACCTGCGGGGAGTGGCGTGGCTTGAGGGTACGGGCTACCTACCGGAAGAGTACCGGGAGGACCTGCTCACCGGATGGGAGCGCGGGACAGTGGACTACGTGGTGTATTCGTATGGGACGCCGATTGCGTGGCATAGTGTGAGCGATGGGTGGAATATCCCCCCGGTGAGATACTCTCAGACTACTTCGCGTCATCAGAGTACGGTACGGCGCGGCGCCACACTCTACAGCGCATAACGTGAGCCTCGCACCTAGTGACCCTGCTAGGTGCGGGACTGACAGGATGCGCCTGTCAATGAGAGGGGTCGAAGTGAATACAATCAACATAGAGCCGAATTGGGCAGGGTTAGGCGCACACTTTGAGGGGGTACTAGTCCACGCGCTGAGAACGTCTGGACAGATACGCGCTGATGAGGATGCTAAGGCTTGGCTAGACAGTGCGCTAGAGACAATCTTCTACGCGCGTTCACTATCGAAGGAGGGGCAGGAGTGATGAGGACGTACGCTCGCAAGGCTTGGGAGATAGTGGCGTACGCCGCAGATGCCGACATCTGGTGTCCTAGTTGCGTAGCGGAGGCTTACGGTCCTCCCGAAAGTGGGGGGCGCAAGGATAGAGAGGGGAACGATATACATCCTGTGTTCGCTAGTGATGATCATCAGGGTGAAGTGTGCAATTCGTGCGAGGGAGATATCGGATGATTACGAAACTAGTGAGAGTGTCGTGCCCCGACTGTGGCTACGACGTATCCGCTGAGGATGGACAGAGAGAGGATGGACTGGTGAGGGTAAAGGCTCACGGGTATACGGATCCGATGAGCGACTGTTCCGCAAGTAACACACTAATCTAGCGAAGGGGAATGGAATGAGTGACAAGAAAGTGAAGATGATGAATGAAAGGGACACACTGTGGAAGATGATGGGATTACGGATCGTGGAGATAGCAGGTGATCATTCATTCACGGATGAGGACCTAGCGGAATCTGTGCGACTGTTACTGATATTCGCCTACGATACTGGTGTGTATCATGGAGCTGTTAATGGTAGCGAGGGAGGAACGGAATGAAGGATGTACATACGGAAGTGGGATGCTACGTCGATGGATCCCACCTGAGCGCAGATCACCTAGAAGTGCTCACGATCACGTTCGCGGAGATCAACGGATGGGATGGTGGACAGTGGGAGATCGACGAGATCCTTGATGCTCGCAAGGTGGACGAGAGGGATGGTGACAACTATCCTGTGTGGTCTGAGCCACTGTTCGATGCGGCACAGGATGCTGTTCAATGGTTGAATTCTCTCCGGGATGATGACCTAGTGTGGACTGTTGAGGACAACAGTCTGTACCTAACGAAAGGGAATGATGATGTGTGAGAAGTGTGGTCGTGTCGGAACGCTTAATGGTCGTCCTTTGCGTGGCACTGTAATCTGGTGCGCTTGCTCAGGATGGGTCGATCAACGGGAGGGAGATGATGAGTAACGTGAAGGTGATCGAAGAATCTGATGGGCTGTATACGGTAACGATCATCCGAAGGGACACGATGGGAGCGCATCACGAACACAAGATCGTGGGACAGGCGAACGAGGTGCTGATGTCCCTTGCCGAAGTGTTCCGATCAAGGGACACAGTGTACGAATTCCTAGCGTATGAAGGGGAGATATGACATGAGAGTGATCGAAACGACGGCGAGTATCACGCTATTGAAAGATGAATGGGATGTCGTTATTGCTACTATGACATCCGCTAGAGACGCTGAGGTAGGTGGATACACTGACGATATAATCTACGGCATTGAATATCAACTAGAAAGAAGTAAGAAATGAGACTAACGAATCGTGGACACATCGTTGTCGGTGTGCTATTCTTGGCACTGATGCTAGTGGCTATGGCTATCGTCGGAGAAATCGAATGAAAGGAATGTCCACAATGATGAAGATGCGTACGTCACACAAGACGTTCGACAACATGAGAGAACGTGACATGCTCATGCCACACGTGTACTACATGCTGCCTAATCAAGTAGGATTCTGTCCTGATGGTGTGGGTATGGTGTGGTATGACACGATTGAAGAAGCAGAAGCCAATCATGGCTAAACGAAATGGAGAAGGAGATGGAAGTATCGTGAGACACATTTATGAAATAGATAATGATGGGCGTGGTCCTAATACTTATCAAGTTCATCTGGATGGTGAGTTGATAGCCCACGTTGCTCCAACAACGTTCGGAGAATTGCTGGAATACTATGACCTTGCTGGTCTAGAATATGCAGTACATACTGTTGATGAATACTATCGGTTGGAGGTCTAATGTACGCAGTAGCAACTGGAGAAATGTTTGATAGTATAGACTTTTATGGTCCGTTCGATGAGTTTGAGGACGCGGAGAAGTGGGCAATAACTGAATGCCCTTACACATGGTGGATTGTCAGATTGAATGCTGTTACTAACGAAAATGGAGAATGAAATGGAAGATATCAAGATCGTTGCGCTACGTGCCAGAGTAAAAGAGCTGTTAGAATCAGCGGAACGTGACCTAGAAATTACTGGTGATGTAGATTCTGCCGCGCTCTACGCTGGGATGATCGAAGCGTACGATGAAGTGCTGTTCCTACTAACTGAAGGAGAATGAAATGGCAACAGATTGGGACAAGTTAATTGAAGAGACGGGAGCAATCTGTCGGGAGCAGATCAAGGATGCCTACGAAAGGGGATACATGTGGGGGCTGATCGAAGGTAGACGGCAAGGCAACAAGGAAACGCTTTCATTCATAAAGGAGAAGATGGTATGGAAGAGCTAGGACCACGGTGGAAAGTCACCATCATCACGGAATGGGCTGTCATAGTCGTGACCCCTCACGCTTACAGTGAAGGCGAGGCGATATGGTATGCTGAAGCCCTGATCGAAGATAGTTTGGGGCTTCACGAAGGACACATGAGTAAGGTAAGATTCAACTATGAGGTTGAACTAATCAACGAAACAGAAGGAGAATAAAATGGCACACGCACTAGAGACAGATGGCAATGGTCAAGTCACGTTCGCTTCGTTCCGCGAACCTGCTTGGCATGGACTAGGCACTGTGTTCACTGAGGAAGTGTCCACTGTGCAGATGCTAGGGCTAGCGCACCTAGATAATTGGAACGTGAGAACGGAGCCTGTGTCTACGCTAGCTCCAGCCTACAATTTCGTACAGGATGCGTTCATGGTGGTGCGAGACAACCCGTTCAACCCTGAGCAGACTGATGTCCTGTCTGTTGTCGGGCAGAGGTACAAGACTGTACAGAACGAGGACCTGTTCGCGTTCGGGGACAACATCCTTGATGGTGGTGGACGTTGGGAGACAGCGGGATCTATCAAGGATGGTCGCGTAGTGTTCGGGTCCCTCGCGTTAGAACGTGAGACAGTGCTTGACCCTAACGGGGTATCGGATGTGGTGAAATCGTATCTGTTGATTCACACATCACATGATGGGAGTACGGCTGTACAGGCGAGCGTCACCCCCGTCAGGGTGGTGTGTCAGAACACGTTGAACGCTGCGCTAGGTAGCGTGAAACAGTCGTTCAAGATCCGTCACACTCAAACTGTCGATGGCAAGATCATGGCTGCGAGAGAAGCTCTTGGCATCGCTCACACGTACATGGACGAGTTCGACAAGATGGCTAAGGACATGATCGAAACGCAGATCAGTAAGGAAACGTTCGATAAGATCCTCAAGGCCGCGTACCCTAAGCCACCGAAGGATATCAAGGGTGCTGAGGCTAAGTGGAGTACGAAGATTGAAACTGTGCAAGCAATCTACAAGTCGCCTACTACGGACATGATCGCTGGCACTGCTTGGGGTGCGTACAATGCGCTCACTGAGCGGCTTGACTGGTACCGCAAGGGACGCGGGGACAATGCCGTGGAGAATGCTATGGCTGCTGCGTCAGGGTTTGATCCTGTGACTAACGCTGAGAAGGATCGCCTTCGTAAGGTTGTCATGTCGTTCGCTTAAGAGCTGTACATCCTGAGCATGATGGTAAACTGCTCACTACATAACTAACTAAAGGAGAATGAAATGATTGACTGGAATAAGATTCAGTGGGATGTTGAGCAGGCTATCGAAGATGCCTACTTGCGTGGATACAATGACGGAGTGCAGACTCGTAGAGTAGAAAGCGGTGCATGATGAATAACTATATGATTGTTCTATACGTTCAAGACGTAGACGACTCTGCCGGTAGCCCAACGCTATGGAATTGGTCATCGGTTGCGCCCTGTGTCGCTGTCCCTATGGCGTGTACTAGTGTACGGGATGACGATAGGGTCACGTTCGAGGATGCTTTGCTGATGGACAGATACACCACTAACTATCTTCAATCTATTTATGATCTGATTGGTGAGAAGTGAGGAAGCGTGAAGCTATTAACTTTCTTTGTTATACTGTCTTGGTTTTTGGTTTTATATTGGTGGGTATCCTATTGGAAGGAATGAACAAGTGAATGACGACATGAAGAAGAATGGCGAGGCGATGGTTGCCCTCGCACGCAAGCTGTACCTGCACTACTGCAAGGAGAAAGCTTTCAACCCACGACAGTACCCGTGGTCGCCCCTGTGGGCTATGGAGTACGCGCAAATCGCTGTCGATGCGTACGGATTCGATGATGAAGGATACGAGGATCTGCTTAAGGAGATCACACAGTGAACTATCCTGAGTTTGTTGGTGATGAACCTTGCGCTGAGATAGGAGTAGAGTTCTTCTATCTTGACGAGCATTCCGGTACACCTAAGAACATTATCAAGATGATCAAAGAAATGTGTAGCGGCTGTGCATTGCGTGAGGACTGCCTAGAGTGGGCTGTACGTCACGAGAAGCATGGTCTATGGGCTGGCACTACACCTAGCGAACGAGCTAGGATGAGGTACAAGCGTGGCATTACGGTAGAATCTCCAGAGTATTGGGTATTTCAGAACAGGAGTGCATCGTGATTTGTAGTAAGTGCAGGACAGCAGGCACATGGAATCAGGCATGGCGTGATACGCAATCTGATTCCGCATTGAAGATTGCTTTAAGGTTTCACACTGAGTGTGTTGGTGACTGCTGTTGCCAACATGCTGTTGGCGTAGATTCCCTTAATGCGTTCAAGTGAATAAAGATCGGAAAGTGTGGGTGGAAGCTATCCACGCTATGCCAACTGAGGGACCAGACTACCGATGGGCTGGGCCTACCGAAGTATGCTTGTGTGGCTGTGATTTGTTTGCCGCTGTTGTCGCGTTCGAAGATGGTGAAGTGAGCGCGTACTTTGTGGATATGAAATGTTTGTCGTGTGGTGCGCTTGTTCTTGCACCATGCGATGTAGAAGAAGACAACTATCAGGAGGATTAGAATGAGTGCAAGAGTAGAAACATATGCTGATGTAGTTATCTGCTTAGACGATACGCCTTCACGGTATGCGGGAGCTGAGATCCAGTCTCCCTTGACTGTGGCTGACGTAAAGTATTGGCTTGCTAAGGTAGAAGCGTTGGGTTTCAGTGACGAGTATCAACTTACAGAATGCCAACTCGTTATTGAAGTACACTCTCACAACCTGAATCTGAGTAAAGACATGGCTTGTGTTAATGTGTTTAACACGGAGGCCGTCTGATGTTGATTGCCGATATCTTCTTCGCCTCCGCTGTCATGCTAGGGTTTCAGACAGATGAACCAGTGTGTCATAACAAGCTGGCTGTTGAATTGTCTAATGCAGGATGGACAGGGGAAGATAATCGTATCGCTTGGGCTATAGTGAATCGTGAATCAAACAATAAACCTGCTATGATCAGTGATGATGGTGGCTATGGTTTGTTTCAGATTCAAGAATCAGTATGGTCTTCCCGCCGATGGTGGGATTGGGATACGGTATTGACCCGTGAAGGAAATATCGGTGCGGCACGTAAGCTGTGGGAGAAGTCCGGGTGGTCCCCTTGGGGACTAGACAAGGATGGTAACTTTGATTTCAGTTCCTACAGCTCGTGGTCTAGTGATCAACGTCAGTCGTGGATTGTTGAACCTTATCTGCGTTACTACTACAAGTATCCTTGCGAGGGGTAATGAGTGAACAGGAAAGTTATGTGCGCTGTGAGCGTTGCGGCGGGTCTGGTGGTAGGGTTGCATATGGTTGGACGCTACTATGTAAGTCGTGTATCAACGATGACATGAAGGAGTGGGAATGAATAATGAAATGGCTATCGCCTTAGATAGGTGGGTTACTACCCAGCCTGAGGCTAATGATTGTGAAGAGTGCAAGGAGAAGTATGCTTACTGTTTTTGTGGTGAGGATGCTGAGCAGGCTTACGCTGATACGGTAATGGATTTGCGTAAGGAGTAACAAGAAGAGGCCCCGGTCGGACACGATGTGTGTCTGCCGGGGCCTTCTTTGTTTCTACTGCTCTTCGTCTTCGTCTCGAATATCTAACATGCTAACGATAGACCAAGCAATCATTACTGCAACGAATACCGCACAGATGACTATCACTGCGACCACGGAGGTTCACCGCCAAGCTTGTCAGACAGCTTACGTAACGCTGTGCGGATCTTGCGACGCATAGTCGATTCAGATACCTGATAGGTTGCCGCCAGAACCTGAATGTCTAATCCACCGTTAGAGAACCTTACACGCAGAACATCCTGCTGCTCTTTAACTAATGAATCAAACGCAAACTTAACGTCACACAGCATAGCTAGACGAGTGTTGCCTTCACCCGGTTTCGACGGGCTACGCCCATCGGCATCATCACTGAAAGATTCAAGAGACCAGTCATCGTAGTCAAACAGGTCAGGCAACAGCTCGTGAAGCATCGTTTCACTATAGAAACAGTGATCGGAGACGCTAGTGCGCGTGACCCTAGCACGCTCCCTAACGGCATATTTCATGCCAGCCCGGTAGAGTGCCGTACCCAGCTTCCCGCGCCCCTGCTTGCCTTCCTCGCGCCAGCGATCCACACGTGTAGTGTTCTTGCACATCCACATGTAGCATTCGCTGCGGATATCATCGAAGTCTATCAGATTCCTTTGTAGATTATGGATCTTGCGGGCCACGATAGTAGCGGCACGCATCTCATATTCGGTAAATGAATCTACCATGCGTACTGCACGCCCTCAACGACGAAGCTCTTGTTCACTACAGGGATAGGGCAAGGTGTAACCTTGCCTTTGAAATCGTACAAGATACCGAAACCCTGCTGCCAATTATGGGTCTTAGCATACGTAGCTTTCGTCATGTCCATCAGATTCCCTACCTCGAATCCCCACAGGGTGCGGGTAGGTTTACCGTTCACTGACGTAGTGTGGGGCACTAGGCCCATGCGATGTGTGTGTCCACATACGATGCTCGTGCCGACCTTGCGTACGAGGCCCGCTGCCGTCTGTCCTGCTACTTGACTAGTTCCAGCTTCATCACCGTGCATGGCGTGCCAGCCGGGTAGAACGGGGTAAGCTTTGTTGTGGAATTCGATACCCATTTCGGGTAGTCGTAGGAAGTTTTGTAGTTCGATCTCTGGCAAACCTAGTAGTCCCGGTAGCCTGCGCATAATAGAATTGTATAGTCTGTCGGTGTGGTTTGATCGGATGACGTGCCCGACCTGTAGGTCTTGTAGGACTTGTACGGTACGGTCACGGTCTTTACCGATGGACCGTTCCCACTCTAGGGCTGTTCCCGTGGACCAGCGACTGATTGTTTGCATATCCATCTCGTCACCGATGGTGAGTACAATATCGGATGGCTGCTTCATGTCGCTGATGCACTGTGCTACTGCGTCTACTGCTTTACGGTCTTCGTACGGTACTTGTAGGTCTGAGATAACCCATACTCTACGCATATTTTCGTGTCCTTATAGTTTAGAGGAGCGTTGCCATAGGTTCGTTTGATGCTTGTATTGCTGCTACACCGTGTGAGAATAGAATTAGATATCCGCCTTTGCCGTCTGCGAGGTACGCGAATCCGTACTTGCCTAGCCTGCTTGATAGTTCCATGATGGAGATGTCGTTTAATGATATCTTATCCCCACCAACTAGGTAGACAATGACGTATGGGTCAATCATTGCCACGTCGTCGGGTAAGTCTTCAACGGTCACGACTTGGGCCACTGCTTCCTGAGAACAAGAATGGCAATCGCAGAATAGTTAAGCATATCCATGAACGTATCTTCGAGAGACTCATAGTTCGCATCAGTACCCTTGTTAATCAAATGAATGGCACGAGCCTGCTTATCGTGCAAGCGTACGAGTAGCCCAGCGAGAGGGCCAAGAGGAGACTTGTTAATGTTGTCAGGGCCATAGTCCTGATGCTTCTTTAACAGTAGCTCTTCAGCCTCATCAAGAATACAAGCTAGATCAAGCGTGAGACTTGAATGGTTTTCATCAACCATTTCTTTAGTCTTCATGTACTGCTTGTACGATTCTTTCATGTTCTCGTAGGTGGTATCTGCACCGTAATAGTACCCTGCTGTTGGTCGATACTCACTACCCTTAGCCCCATAGACCTTATCATTCTTAGAAGGTTTTCCCAGTCCTGCGGTTCCACTCACAACTCCACACTCCTCAACACGGCATCCTTGCCACCGGATAGGTACACGTCATTCACATCCATGCCAGTGGGCATGGACACTGAGATTGCTGTATCGACTTCTTTACACACTGCTCTACCAAACTGTCTACCGGCTTCATCACCGTCACACAGTACCACAACCTTGCGGTAATCTTGCATAAGTAGTTTGAAATGTGGCTGCCAGTTGTTAGCTCCGGGCACGCCCACGGCGGGTAGCCCGCAGATGGATGAGGCAATGATGGTATCCATCTCACCCTCAGTAACGTATAAGATGCTGGACTCTAGGGCCAGATCCTTTACGTTAAACAGTTTAGTTTTAGCTCCGGGACGGGACAGATATTTAGGTCCGTCACCCGCAAGGGCGCGATAACGGATGTCTACTACCCCAGATGGGGTAACATACGGGATAGCTAGCCTGTCTCCGTAGTCTGAGTCTCCGGGATGATCGCCTTTAACGTAGCCTAGCCGGAACGTACGTGCCGCTTCCTCCGTTATCCCTCTCCCTGCTAGGTACGAAGCCACCTCGCTTAGGTTCTGCTCGTACCGGGCGGCTGTCTCCTCCAACAATGTCCTTGCACCTTCTGTAAGCTTCATTCCACTCTCCTCCATCCACATGTTTGACAAGCCCAACCGCGTCGCCCTTCATGCCACAAGACATGCACATCATCCCACCCGTCGTATTGTTTACCCGACAGGACGGTTTCTTGTCCGTGTGTAGCCCACATTTTATAGTCTGCCACCCCGACTTCGGTGCTGGTAACGACCACCCGTAGTGGGTCAAAATCTTCCACAGATCACCCGCCTCGTAAACATAGGATGAGTTCGACAAGTTCACTCACCTC